AATATTATATACGAAAGGCCCCTTAGTAGTTTTCTCTAAATTTACATTTATGCCATTTAGGGTTTTAAGTATATATAGGACCCCAGACACCAATATAATACAAGAAGTTGAGAGACACCGGATGGATTTTAGAGAGAGAAAATGTGACTTCTCTCTAGACGCATTAACTTTTCTCCTTTAAAACGAGGTCGTTTTAAAATATGACCTGAAGCTTTTGGATTGGGCCTGTAATATATGGGCTTCCATTTTTTCAGGAACATACATATATTGCAAACAACTCATAAATTGTTACCAATTTATGGTATCACAAAATGAAGAAGATATAGCAAAACCCTAATTCATTAAAGTTGCATAGGCACAATAGCTTTTACTCCATAAAATCTGTGCCGTCCGTTTGAGTTTGTTTGATTTGATTACGACATGACTCTAGAGACATTATAAAACAATGTTCGTCGTTGCTAACAAAATACAACTTCGTTGATTTTAGCATTTCATTTCCTCCCTCAAGCTCTGTAGTTCTTTGTGTTCGCAGGTTTTACTGCATATCCGCTGCGCTCCCTTTTTCGCTGCGCTTCCAATATGTCAATAAGAAATGATAGGGAGGGTTTGTCCGTGGGAGGATACGTTCAGTCTGAACGCGTTGAGTACGCGCTCACAAACGATGCTGCAGAGGTTAAATTAACGTTTCCGTCGATGTTCGAGCAGAAAATAAGCCAATTACGAAACAGATGCATGAAAATTGATCACATCGTACTAGAATACCGCAGTCAGGTACCCATTAATGCAGTTGGACATGTCGTGATTGAAATACACGACATGAGGTTAACGGAAGGGGACACGAAACAGGCTGAGTTTAATATTCCCATCAAATGCAATTGTAACCTGCACTACTACTCTTCTTCGTTCTTCTCTCTCAAGGATTTAAATCCTTGGCGAGTTGAATATAGGGTGGAGAACACAAACGTCGTAGATGGAGTTCACTTCTGCAGGATTTTGGGTAAATTGAAGCTATCGTCGGCAAAACATTCGACTGACGTCGAATTCCGACCACCGAAAATTGAAATACATAGCAAGGAATTCACATTAAACGACATTGATTTCTGGTCTGTGGGTTCGAAACCACAGACAAGACGTTTGGTGGATGGTTCACGATTAATCGGACACAGTTCTAGATCGTTAAGGGTACCATATCTGACGATAGGTCCGAACGAGTCATGGGCTAGCAGATCAGAGATCGGACATTCGTCCGTCACCAGCAGACCTTACAAGAACTTAAGCGGACTGGACGATTCCGCAATCGATCCTGGTCCTTCGGCGTCACAAGCAGGAAGTATTACGAGAGAAGAAATTGCAGATATAATTTCAAAAACAGTAGAACAATGTATAAAATCCAATGTAAATGCTCCACTTTCAAAGGGCGTCTAATAAATTTTATGTCAAATTTATTTCTTTTGCATTACGGGTGCATTTTTTAAGAATTGATACATTTAATCAGCCAATATAATTAAGAATTACATTACTATACAAATCGACTTGAGAGGGTACATCGCTTAACCATACATAATAAATAAGTATAGCATTTCGCAGTGTGTTAGAGTACAGTCCAGTGCAATTGTCCTCTTCTTCGTCGCGGAACGTGACCCAAGTAGTATAGGTTTTTGGGATGCAATTGCGAATGCAGAATTTTTTCATAGTGTTAGTATGTGGAGTATTAACAATTATTGAAGACTGATTCAAAACTACAAATCTATCGCGGTGGCGTTCCGCCACCTTCAATGTTCCCCTGCAAGCGTTTACCGATCCGAATATATCTAGAAACGGGATTAATGGTTGGGCAGTAGAATAAATCTTAGGCGATTTATCCCTGACGACAACTACTGACATCACACCATATAAACCACCACTCTGGTCGACGTCCTGCATCATTTCAGTACTGCGAATGGCAAAAGTTCCAGATAAGTTCAGACTTTTTAACTTGATGTACGAACGAACTCGGTTGTTCGTTCCCGTTCTAGTTTTAGATGGATATGTAACGTAAGAGGTCATATATCGATTGTTCTGCAAAACATATTCCGACCCCTGTTGAGTTTCACATATTTCCTTACGCGTATATTGTTTGGAGATGGGCTCTCCAAACAGTTCAGTAGCAGATCTGGAAGACGATGCACTTGGACGATGACGTAACCATGGCTGAGATTTACGGAATTTCCAGAATCTCACGCTTCTGGTTCCGTTGTACCGTCTCGGATAGGATGAACCTAACCGACGAGGGGTGGTATAAGGAGAAGGAAAAGCCATTTAGATAAAGACGTATAAAAACCTATTCAGACATTGATGAATGGTAGGGTTTATAAAGGGAAATTATGCACGTCGAGGAACACATAAAATTCAAACAAATAATGTTTGAATTAAAGCAAATATCAATAATCGGACGGTTGGAAATTTCGAAGCAATTACCTATTGATCTTGGCCGATCAATAAAAAGAAACGTTGTCAGATGATTTTGATTTATTGAACGTCTTTTTAGTAGTGCGCGGGACCACATAAAAGCAATAAATAAGCATTAATGAATGGACCACAATGCGCAACACTAAAACGCGGGCTACGGCTTTAAATGAATAAAGCCTGCCAAATAAACACGTGTTACAAATACAACCGTTAGGATTATGAGAAAGACAAAAAAGAACGGCTAAGATGAATTGCCAGGAAACCGGGGCCTTTCGGT